TGAACCGAACAGAATTGAGGAGTATGTAAACCGCGCTTCCATTTTCAACGCATTGGAAAAAGGATTGAAGCAACAAATAGCAGCCAGGGCCAAAAGTGGTGCTCGTTTGAAAATGGGTGAGTTTTGGTCGGATGCTGCTGATTGGTTCCTGGAACAAGTGGAGAAATATCCATGCGCTGCTATCGGTAATGCACGAAGCCTTGAAAGGTCATTTAAAGAGTATTTAAATGGCGGTTATGAAACACTGATCCACAAGAACGTTGGCAACGATGCGGCTCGTAAAGTGTCTGTTTCTATTGAAAAATTACTATTGGCCTTGTGGCGTACAAATGATAAACCTTTTGTTGGACGTGTACATGAGCTTTACCTCGAATTTGTTTCCGGATCTAAAGAATTATTTGATAAAAACACCGGTGAAGTTTTCCGTCCTGTTGATTTTTGCCATAAAGGCCGTGCGATGGAGATATCGGTTGCCACTGTTTGGAACTACCTGAAGGATGTTGTCAATAATACGGCTGTCTATGCTGATCGTAATGGTAACTTCGCTTATATGGATGTGATCAGACCAAAGAAACACCGTAAGCCAGGCAAATACTCATTGAGTAAGATTTCAATGGATGACGTGGCGATGAGTCGCAAATCAATACGCGGTTGGATTTACAAGTACATAGCCATTGACGTTGTTTCCGGTTATTATTTCCGTCCGGCTTATGTAGTCGGTAAACCAAACGCCGGCACCGTGATTGATTCATTCCGCAATATGTTTTGCGAGCTTGATATAATGGGTTTGCCAATGCCTGGGGAATTGGAAGTGGAATATCACTTAATGCAAGACTTCAAATGGCTTGAAGAAATGTTTCCATTTGTACGGTTCTGCGAAAGTCCTACCGAAAAACGCGCTGAACATAAAATTAAGGCATTGAAATGGGGTACGGCAAAAAACGAAGGCCACACCCGCGGACGTTGGTACGCAAAACATGAAGCATACCGAAGTGTACGCAACAAGGTTAGCGGCGATATGGTAGAACCAACCTATCAACCTCAAACAATAGTTTACGATGACCTGGCTGACATTGAAAAGCACAATAACGAATTACACCCATTACAAAAGACTTATCCAGGCATGACCCGTAAGCAAGTTTTAATGAGTCAGATTAACCCAACACTGCAACCGATAGATCATTTCCATTTGTACAAATTCATAGGTAACGAAACACCAACATCCATTTATCATAACGATTACGTTCCGGTGTCTAACGATACATTTGAATTAAAAGACTTCAATAACCTCAAAAAACTGAAATCGAATGACCGGAGTGTAACAGCCTACTGGCTTCCAAACGAGGAAGGATCAATAAACGAGGTTTATTTATGGCAGGGCGATACTTTCATTGGTGAAGCGATTAACCGATCGAATACAAGCTATAACGAATGTGCCATTGAACGTACCGATGTGGATAACGAAAACATGCTTCACCAAAACAAGCGGTTAGCCAAGTTTGATAAGTTTGTGAAAGAACAGAAAGCGGATATACCAAAGATCGGAAGCCTGGCGATATCACGTGCAGAAACTTATGAAGCTGTTGAAATAATGGAAACAGTACAGCCACAAGGTTATGAAACTGATGATGATTTGACAGTTAATGACTGGGCTAAGTTTGCAAAGAACTCACTATAATAATTTTTAAAACACCAATATCATGATTACAGAAGAATTAAAACAACGAATAGTAGCAAGTTTGGCAGAAAGCCGCCAACTGTTTGATGGATCAGATGCAAAGTATGCCATAAGTCTAGCGATTAACAGCGCACAGTATAACAGGATCAAGAATGGTGATACCACTAAGGTGTTGAGTGATGCAGTTTGGATCTCGTTGGCACGTCGCCAGGGAATATCAGTTAATAATGCCCCTGAATGGAAAATAGCCAACACACCCGTATTCCAGTTTATCACGGCACAATTGGAAATATGCCAAAATGAAGGTGTGAGTTCATTGCTTTGCGATTTATCGGATATCGGAAAAACAGTAGCAGCTAAATACTATGCCAAAAATCATAAAAATGCTGTATATGTTGATTGCTCTCAGGTGAAATCAAAACAAAGGATGATACGCTATATAGCAAAAGAGTTTGGGGTTGGGAACAGCGGTAAATACGTTGATGTGTATGATGATTTGGTGTTTTATCTGAAAACACTTCCCAACCCTCTCATTATTCTTGATGAAGCCGGCGACCTACAATATGAGGCTTTCCTTGAAATAAAAGCACTTTGGAATGCTACTGAATATAACTGCGGACACTACATGATCGGTGCTGAAGGATTACAGGAAAAGGTTCGCCGGTCAATTGATCATAAAAAAGTGGGATATACTGAGTTGTTTAGCCGGTTTGGTAAAAAGTATGGTAGTGTATTTATGAAACCAAACGCAAATGGTGAGTTTGTTCCAATGGATTCAGCAGAAAAACTGGCAACACTGATGACTACTGCCTCCATGATAGCAAAAGCGAATGCACGTGAAAATATGGATGTAAATAAAATAGTACGACAAACAATTGGCGATGATGACCGTCCAAGTTTGCGTCGGATCAGAACCAAAATCACAACTGCAGAGTAAGATGCGGAGGGCTTATTCAGTTGATAACGTTCTTAACGCAAAATTCAAAACGCTAGATTTTACAGGTGAGTGGGCGGATGCCGTAGGAAGTCCTGAGTTACGAGGTAGTTGGATTGTAGTTGGATACATTAAGAACGGAAAAACAAGTTTTACCATGAAGTTGTGTAAATATCTAACCCGCTTTCAACATGTATTGTACGTCGCTACTGAGGAGGGTTTGAGCCTTTCGATACAAGCGGCCTACCTACGAAATAAAATGAAAGAAGTGGCAGGAAAATTTACACTGATTGAGGAGGAAAGTGTGGAAGAACTGATTGATCGGCTCAAAAGACATAAGTCGCCTAATATAGTGGTAATAGACACCGTGCAATGGTGGGACTTGACAATGAAAGATTACAGGAGATTGAAAAAGGAGTTTCCCAATAAGCTTTTTATCTATGTCAGTCACACGGATGCAAATAGAAAAGATCCGGACGGGGTAACAGCAAAAAAGATACTTCGGGATGCAAACATATCATGGAGAATTGAGGGCTTTAAATCATTTCCTACCGGTAGATATGGTGGAGGTGAACCGATAGTTATTTCGGAACAATTAGCCGATGCATATTGGGGTTTAAATAAGAAAACGGATAATAAATAAAACACAACGGAAATTATGAAAGCAACATTAACACCAACTGACAAGCGAAAGAACGGATTGATTAAGAAGTATCACGTGCTTGTCCGCGATGCTAAGATAAGCGATGAGGACAAATTAGTCCTGTTGTCGAACTGGAAAGTAACCAGTTCAAAGGATATGACTGTTGATCAACTTGAACAAGTATGCGAGTTCCTGCAACACATGACAGATCCTGAACAGGCTGAGTTGGAAAAGTGGCGTGATTGGGTACGTACCTGCGTAAAATCATACGGGAAAGTAATGGGAGCTAATTACAGCGACGAATATGCTGAAGGGATTGTATGTGTTGCCACTAAGATTGACAATTTCAATGCTATTTCTAAAAAACGTTTGCAGGGTATTTATAACCAATTTAAGAAAAGCAAGAACGATGCTATGTTGGCCAAGGAAATAATTATTGATGACATAAAGGCATTTGCAGCATTAAACTAATACTAACAAATTATACTAATTAAAACGAATTACACGAATGGAAAAACAAAACAAAATTGATGAGTTAACGGAATGGCTCGAAACTCACGAAATTGATGATCCGGATTACGCGGATAAGTTTTCAGAACTTCAACGATTGGAGGAAGATTATGAGCAAGAACAGGATTAACCCAAGTGTCGGCGGATACTTTAAGCATGAAGGCCGAATTTATCAGGCAAAAAAAGCTACCGAATTAGGTAAGTGTTATGAATGTTGTTTTCATAAACTTTTTGGTAATCATTATGAATGTTGGGCACCACCGGTTAACTGCGCGGGAAAGATTTTTGAAGATGTGACTGATACAGTAGACGTGGAACTGGTAGATGATAAAAAGTATAATCCGTTAGCTGTTTTGAGCGTATTGCTTACCGGGACAGTAATATTTTGGTTTATGATTTATAAATTAATAATAAAATTTTTAATATGACACAGACAAATAAAAATCAGTTTTGGACTGATGAGAGCGGGACTCAAATACCCTACAAGCGAATAACAAAGTCAGAGAGGCTGATGGAGGTTAATTCTGATAAGTTAGTAAAAAGAGCAAAAATGATTAATGAAAAATTAATCGCTTTTAAAAAGGAAATCAGAATTCTATGTGAGGAATGTGAGATCGCATTCCTGGAAGAAAATAAATTGAACCGGGACAATTACAAAGGTAACTATACATGGTTTAATTTCGACAGATCGGTTAAAGTTGAAAGATCAATCAAT